GTCAGTTACATCAGTGTTTGGTTTTGCGTCTGCCATTGATCCTGAACCTTTTTTCTTAGGTTCGTCTTCGACTTCTTCATCTGTTGGCTCACCATCTTCATCAGTCTCATCAGAATCTTCATCTTCCAAGTCATCAAACAGATCTGCATCATATTCAATTTCTTCAAGATCCTCAACATCTTCTTCGCTAAGTTGAATGTCACTGTACTGCTCAGCCATTGATTGCTTCTTGGCTTTGCGTTCTTCCTTGGTAAATTCCAAAAGTTCTTTGGCAAGCAAATATACGTCATCAATAGAATCACACTTGTCAGCACGACGAATGAATTCCATTTCTGTGGGTGTGAATTTAACACCACAGTTGAAACCAACTTTGTAATAAAGGTTCATGCGATCAATCAACAACAGCTGTGAAAGATCTTTACCCTGAACTTCAAAGAAGTCGCGATCGTTTAGTTCTTTGTAACCCTTAAGAAAGGATGCACGCAGACCAGGATATTTGTTTTTGATTTTCTTTTCGATGCGTACGTCTTCGATGACATTCATATAGCCATGAAGCGCACGAGTCTCACCTTCTTTGATGTACTCATCGGTGGTAAACAACGCATGGCCAACCTCATGGCCAATAAGCATTTCCTCAACATCAGGAGTCATTTCCTTCCATTGCGGAAGGGTTAAGGTGCGTGAACGGATGTCCATGGACGCTGTTGACACAGGCGCACGAACAATGTTCAGGTTTTCGTTGGCAAGTAACTTAGCCAACAGGTCACGTGAATTCATAAATTAATCTCCAATCAATAACGTAATTATGCCCCAAAACTGAATTAAAGGCAAGCGATTTCTTGGAACACCTGTAAGTTGTTGATTTTACAGGGAAAAATAACCCTACAGAGGGTAAGGTTATTGAGTAGAGATGAGTGAAAAGTCGTTTTTCTTTTCAAACTTTATGACGGATCTAAACTTATCAAACAGCTGGTCACCTTTGTGACTGATGACAAACACGTTTGACTTTTCGAATTGACCCATGACCGAAAGAAAGTAATCAGTACCTGCGTTGTCCAAAGATGAATCAAAGATCTCATCAAGGATTAGTAGGTTGGTGTTAACGCTATTCTTCATCTTAGCAATCTGACGCCATGTGAAAAGGATTGCCAGATCGATACGCATCTTCTCACCCTCAGAGAAACTTGCGTAAGTAAACTCATCACGATGACGAGACTTTATCTTTTCATTGAATGATTCATCCAACTCAAAGTGTACGTAAAAGTCCATGGCGTTGAGATATTTATTGATCAACTTGTTCATGGCAGGAAGATACTCACGTATGATCGCTGTCTTGATACCAGTGTCCTTTAACAACATTGATGCAACATCCTGAAGGTTTTTAGTTTCTTGCAATGTTGTCTTGGCATCAATCATATCCATTGCTGCTTTTGCAAGTTCTCTTAACTTGGTTTTCTCTTCATCGATATTTGTCGTATCAGTTTTTGCGCCCTCGATTTCAGCCTGCATCTCTTTAATTTGTTTATTGAGTAAGGTGATTGTTGAGTTTCTTGAAGATAGTTCAATATTCTTGAGGGTAATCTCTGATTGGACTTTAGTAATGTTAGATAACTTTTCATTAAGGTTGGATAAGATTGTTTCAAGTTCGCCAACCTTTCCATTCTGTTCCATGAGTTTAGTATTAAGATCTTTGATGATGCCCTCTTTGTATTGCTCTGCAATATCTTGGTTGCATGACGGACAAACATCATGCTCACTAAAGAACTCTGTGTGATTCTCACATGTTTCAATTTTGTGTAACAGTTTTGACTTGATTGACTTTGCTTTGTCGATGTCTTCAGCAACAGCTTCTTTGTCATTGATGCTTGCTTTAAGAGTATTGATCTCCGAAATGATAAGTTGGATCTCGCCCTCTGCCTGTAGAATCTGATCAGAGTTAGTAGAAATCTTTGATACGATATTTTCGATGGCTGTGGCTTTTGCTTCACTAATCGTTTTGATGATTGCCTGTTGGCTCTCAACTTTATCTTTTGCACTCTTGATTTCAGTCTCTGTTCGGTTAATGGCATCTTTAGTCTCTTGCGCTTTTTCTTTCAACAACTGATTCATTGTTGAGAAGATTTTGATATCAAGGATGTCTTCAATAACTTCACGACGTTGAGTAGACGGCAGTTGCATAAAAGGAACAAACGATGCTGAACCCAGTATAACTACCTGAGTGAATGTTTTGTAGTTCAATCGTAAGATTTGTTGCTCAAGAATCTTTTGATAGTCTCTGTTTGCAGAGTCCTGATTCATGAGTACATCGTTTTGATAGATCTCAAACAAATTTGGTTTGATACCACGACGAATACGATACTCAACATTGGCCACAGAGAACTTAATCTCTACCATACAGTTCTTTTGATTTATACTGTTTACCAGCTGTCCTTTGTTAATGTTTCGAAAGGGTTTACCAAACAACGCAAAGCACAACGCATCAAGGATGGTTGACTTGCCCTCACCATTACGACCAACGATTAACGTGGTAGGAGATTTATCAAGAAGAACAGTGTTTGCAGAATTCCCTGTTGACAGAAAGTTCATCCAACTTATCGATTTAAAGATTATCAACGTAATTCCTCATTAAATTTTCTTTCCATGGTAACATCCTTAAATTTTCCAATTTAGACGCTTCTTCTGGGGTAGTACCAGCATCAAAACATTCTCTAACAGTTTTAATATGATCGAGTTGCCACCCACCATCAACCCCACATAATGTTCTTGGGTGTTTATCTGGGTTTATTGTTTCTATGTTATCAACATAGATTTTCTCAGATAACTTATGCACAGCGTTTTTGTAACGAGTATATTCAGGAGTCTCTGGGTTTCGAGCTGCATCAGAATACGCTTGGGTCTTCATGTATGACTTATCGACATTCTTAAAGAACTCAGACATCTTTCTTCTGTGTTCATCAGCGCTTAATAATACCTTCTGGTGTTGGTAATAGCAAGCCCTACAGCAAAATTTCTTACGTTCCGCTTGTGCAGTGTTTATAACAGAAAACTTAGTCTCGCAGACCAAACATGGGCGAAAAAACTTTTGAAAAGTAGGTTTTCGTCCTGCATTAGACATATCTCGCTTCGCCAGAGATTCTCGCAACTCATCTCCACGCTCTTTCCACCTCTGTTTAGCTTTCTCAGACTGAAGTGTTTTAGCGTTAGTTCTATCGTATATACCTTTAGCCATCTTATCCTCCTATGATTTTATTTAGGAAAACAATGATTTCTAAAATAATCATACTTCGATATTGACAGCCTCTGTGTAAAGGGTTCGCATGAATGTTTTAATTTTTTCTTTATCAGCATCTGTTTGAACAGAGTCGATATAGTTACTTAGCACATCAAGTGTGTCTTCCAGATTGATATCGGAAGATACTTCACCCTCATTAAACTCAGAAAGGTCTTCCACGATCTTTATTTCAGCACAACCCTTAGTATACAGCTTTTGAATGTATTTGTCAAATTTGTAATAGTCAGTTTTGTTGACAACAACTAACTTTACATACTTGCCCTGCAGATCCAAAGCATCTAAATCTTCCAATACGCCAGTGTCATCATACTCATGACGAGAAAACATTGTATAAGGATTCTGAATAAAATCCAAACTGCGATCGTTGAGATCAAACAGATGGAAACCACGTGGATCGTTATAGTCCTGCCATGTTAGTTCGTAAGGATTCCCGAGGTAATAGATATGACCATCATTACTACGGTGATGATAATGACCGCTGAATACCATATCAAACTTTTTAAAAGTGTCGGTTGTGAATCCTTCATTACTTTGCATTCCTCTATACATTGCAAAACCAGCAATCTCAAAATGACCCATACAGATTTCTGCACTGGTGTTTTTCATAGTTTGCATACTGTGATCAAAATTGTCAGTACATACCCATGGCACGAAACAAACTTCAGTACCATGAACATCGAGAGTAACTGCCTCATCGATGATTTGAATGTTCTTGTATTCTTTTAATAGCAACTCAGGCGAGTTAACTTCATTGGTGTTCTTAAAGTATGTGTCATGGTTACCTGCAATCATGAGCACATCAATATCTTTTTCTGCCAACTTATCAAAGAACATCTTCTTGGCACGACCCAGCGAATAGAAGTTTACATACTTACGTCTATCAAAGGTATCACCAAGAATGAGAACAGTATTGATCTCATGTTCTTCTAGTGTTGGGAAGAAAGTATTGTCATAGAACTTTTCGTAAAAGTCAAGGAATGCCTGACTGTCATTACGTGCACCAAAATGCTGGTCTGTGATAATGGCTACTCTCAAACGAACCCCATCTTTCTGTCTTTAGGTTTATTGGTCTGCTTGTTGAATACCTCAGCAATAGACCATCTGTCTTGCGTACCATCAAGTTTAACATCTAATCGCTTTGCAAGCAACTCAGCTTCATCCTGTTTCAAAGTATCAAAGGTAATGATATCAAAGCAACGACCTGGACGAACCAACGCAGAGTCAATGTCACGGATACTTGGAAGGTTGGTAGAAAAGATCATCTTCTTACCTTTGGTAGTAACAAGACCATCACCTACATTTAGGAATCGGTGCATCATGGTATTGCCATCACTGCGTGACTTTAAGAATGCATCGCTATCTTCCAACACCATGATTGTTTCATCGCCTTCAATAAATCTTGCAAAGAAACTATCCTTCTCAAGAATCTGAGAATCGTATGAAACGATGGCAGAGGAGTTTGTCATGGCAAGTAAACCACGGATGAATGTAGTCTTGCCAGTTCCTGGAGGACCAATCAACAACAAGATGTTTGCTGACGATTCAAGGTAACGATTGTAGTATGACTCAAGTTCTTCACCTTTGAGAAACGGATACATCTCTTCAACAGGAAGACGATCGCGATTCAGTGGTACGTTGACAGAGTTGCCATCGCTAGAGTAGATCCACTCAACATGTGATGTGACAATATCAAATTGTTCTTCAACAGTTGCAATAACATTTTCGCAAAACTCAATGTCACCGAAAGCACGAACAGTTGTTGTATTGCTGTCAACACTGTAGGTGATATAGTTTAGATCTTCTTCGAAAATAATAAAACCACCAGACGAGTTACCCTGCACATAAAGGGTATCTGCGTATTCATTCTCTGCCCACTCAGCCCAGTGTTCACGATTGCAAAGAACAGTCGTGTCACGATGAACAGTTTTCTTATTGGCATCGACACGTCTCTTTAGAATGTCTGATGTAATAAGATCGTCAAAATCACTTACGCCAAGAAAAATCTTTTCATTGTTTTCCATAATGCTTCCATAGTTAAAATTTCCATCATAAGCAGCCCATGTAAAGTGCTGTACTGTTCTGTTAGATCCACGACGTATGCGTCTGTTTCTTGCTCTAGCACGGCTATGTTTTACTGGTGCATATGTGCCATTGCTAATACTGTGTATTAAATCTCTAAGTTCCCGACTCATTGTTATCATCCATTATAATTTCATCCGAGTCCATGAAGTTCTCAAGTGTCTTGGCTTTTGCAGCAGCAAGTTTCTTGGCTTTCTTTTTGGCATACGGATCTTCAAAGTCACTGTTGTTTTGTAAGAAGTCTAAGTACGCATTTGCATACGCACCATCTTCATCATGTCCTTGCAATTCAAAAGCATCGTACGGCATCTCCATGATAATTTTATTCTTAATGAATGTCTGCTTCTTTTCCTTTGCTATACGACGAAGGAAAGCGTAGTAGATAATCTGCGTAAAGTATGCAAAAGGATTCTTTGACTTGGTAGGGTCAAAGTTGGTGAAATACTGAAGACAGTTTTCCACCCCATCCGATATCATCTCATCACGATAAGAGTAGTTAATGAAGTTAGGTTTGTATGAGAGATGCGTGGCAATTTTTAAGATACAATCACCAAGGTAGTTAGTAAGCTGAGGTCGCTCTTTACCAGAGTCCTCTGCTTCTTGTACCTTAATTTGGTATTCTTTAATTGCCTCGTAAAACTCAACATTGTTTACGTAGTGTGCTTTTGCCATTTTATATTTTCCGATCTACTAAGAGATCTAAACGCAATTATGCAACAAAGAATGAAAAAAGTCAAGTTGGAAACTATTTTATTTCTAAACTTGCTTCCACGCTTGACTTGGGGTATACTGACAGTGTCAGGGTTGATAATGATTAGTGTATAGTGTTATTACCTTCTACAAAGTAACCATCTAACTCTTCCTCTTCCTTCTTTGTACCATACATGATAGCAGCAAGTCGATCGACTGCTTTCTCCACATCTTTTACTGTGAGCACTTCATGCTCTTCTTCCTCGTCTTCAAACATTGACACAGGAACATCTACCATCTTTTCATATTGATTAACCATACGAACGTAGAATGGAACCAGCAACTCATGCAGTGGTTTGTTAATCATGACTGATGATTTGGGAATAGTGAATGTTCTGTCTGTGGCGAATGCACAAAATGGACCACCAGTTACTTGTTCACCGATAGTTCCATCTTCACGTTGTACGGGATATTGTTTTAATGCCATTGGAAACATAACAGTTATATCGTTGTCAGTTTCCTCTGTACAAACACCCATGAGTTGTTCACCGCTTACCAATTTAATGATAAC